GCCATTGATTATAAGCGGCAGCTGATTGAAATCCAATCGTTGCTAACAGATCTGTGTTTGGAACATTGATCACGCTTACTCGAGTCCAAGTTACACCATCATCTGACGCCTCGATCCGAAGCTGAATCGCTCTGGCAAAAAGATTTTCTTGCTTGATCTTAATCGTGCTGATTTGCTTTCTAATCAAGCCATCGGTGCCTGGAAAGTATCTGTCTTGGGGTGTTGTCAGTGTCCATGCTTGCTTGACCCCAAAGTTATACCCGATGAACGCCGGTGTTGTCAACACCGCTGCCCCGGTTTGAACCGATCGCCAGGCAGCCAAGTTTACATTAAACCCGTCAGCGATGTTATAACCCGCAGCTGACCCGCTTGACAAGGGAAACCCTCCATCAGTGGTATCAAGCGTTGATCCTTGGTTATGAACCCCCAGCAACGGAAAGATGTTTACGGGACCCGCTCCCGCTTGTAACGCTTCATTCATCAGCGCTGCGTGATAATTTGATTCTGTTTCAGCACAGGGGGATGTTGAATAGTCTAGCGTCCCTCGACACTGCTTCGGAGGGACATAAGTATTATTTTTTACGTTAGAATGAGTGGTAATCCCATCAAACGCAAACTTGTTCACCGGTGGCTTGCTAGGATCGGTTACGTTGCAATCATTGATGTTAGTTAGGTTAGCCATGACGGGTGTTTTTCCATGAATATTTATCTGTAAGTTATTTTATCTCGTTGGGAGGGATGCAAAGAAAACATTCTTAAGATCACCCGATGACAAACGGGAGATAATAATTGTCCGGACCATTTTGACCAACTTCAAGATCAGACACCTGGCGTAAGCAATCTTCCTGTAAGCGCTGTGCTTCTGTTGCTAGCTCCGAGGCGTTGAGAGAGAGTCCACCACCCGGACCCGGAATGCTTTGAAACTTTCCCCTGATCTGGGCGAGCATGAACATTAGCTCGGCTTTCGCCCACTGTTGAATCCACTGTTGCATCCAACGATCAAGCAGAATTTCTTGTTCAAGCTTTTCACAGCTACACTCAATCAACACCTTTTCATTGTTTCCCATGCGCCGGTAAATCATTAACTCGCGCTTTGATTCGCGCCAGTTGAACGCAACCTCCCCCGCGAAAAGCAACGAGAACGTTTCAGACAACGAGTGAATCAGGTGAATTGAAACGAGATCGTATGAAACTCCCGGTGCGTAAAATTGATTTAAGAATTGTTGAGCGTAGATGTTATCAGGGGCAAAGTTTACCAGTCCAAGAAAGTTTAACCGATGAATCTTAATGACATCAACGATCCTATCTGTTCCTACAGATGAATCATTGAGATAGTATGTACCTTGACCCGGGCGAATTTGCATGAAAAAATATTCTTTGGAGTAAGCGGTGTCAGTGCGTCGTCGAACTTCTTGGAGCGCGTTGTTGATCGCGATGTTAAAATGATCTTCGATCAGTTCAACACAGATAACTGGATGACCAAGCTGTTTCTTTAAGATATCAATCAGGTTAGCTCTGGGTCCATAACTAAGATCAGAGCCTACGTCTTGTTTTAAGTAAGTTGGAATTCCATCGGTTGATTCAACGGCGTTCCAGACCGTGCCATCCCAACCCTTGAGTGTTTTTTGAACGGTGTTGTAGAAGAAATCACCCAACGCAGGGTATCCGGCTGGCAAGCCAGGCGCGTTAGGAATCGGATCAAACTTCCCGGTGATAACGGTGTGAGACGTGGTGGGTAACCAAGCGGTCCCTGACCAAACAAACATCAACTTTTGATTTTCATCAAAGTAAACTTGACCGACAGTAGGAGATACCGGAACTGTGTATTCTTTAGGAACATCACCCGCGTAGCTCTCGCTGTTTAAGACCTGGGGATACGAACGAACACCGGTGCTGTAGTATGTTAAAACACCCGATACAGCGTGAGCAGAAAAGAAGACAGGCACATCAGGGGGTAAATTTGTGATGTTGACTGTCGCGGTGATGATATCATTGTAAGCTGCGAAGACGACTTGTGCATTATTGATATTGCTACTCAGGAGATCACCGTACACGGTTGAGGGATTGTACCTCACTCCGTCTGTGGGGAAGTTAGAAGGATTAATTTCTTTTATCGCTGCTGTGATTACGATGCCATTATACGCGATGATGGGTGAAGGAATGTTCCATGATAGTGTTCCGGTCGTTGGCGACGTACGATTAAATGTAAGAGCTATTGATTGGCCATCAATCCATAGCGTGTTACTAATATCAGGGACTCCTCTTGGCATCTCAACCCTCCTTAATAAATATATTTATACTAGCAGTGGGATAAATACACAATCTTTTAATCACGAAACAATGATTAGCACCAGTTCACTAAAAATATACTTTTTCATCAAACATTTGATAAATATCATAGCGGACCTAAAAGAACTAAGCTTAGCTTAATTGACGATGAAACTGGGTAAGGGATGTAAATTCAAAGGCTTATGATCTTAATTTGGTTCTCGATTGACATAACTAACATCTTAGAAAGCTCATCATGAAATTTATCACCGAATTGCTTATGATTAATGAATCTAGGATTTCTTGGCTGAGTGACATCCAAGAACTCTTTGAAGATCTTGGAAACTTAAAAAACATTGATCGAGGATTGATTCGAGTGTTTCAACAACAATCTTTTGATGGGGGAAAGAAAAAATCGATCGGTGATATGTTTGGAAGAAAATCAAAGATGATTGAGTACGTTGATAAAAATCAAACCGTGATGTTCAATCGCTTATCAAGCAAAGAAGACGCTCATGGAATTCCAGTGGGGTTAATCGTGAAGTATGATGAAAAGCAAGTTCTTGCTATCATCAAGATCATTTCGTCTTCTTACAAGAATGAAGATTCATATCTTCTCGCAGGGAACAATAATTTCTTTGAAAAAACCATTGATTCACAAAAATACGAAGAACTGATGGGGTATAACGCAAAATCATACGGAACGTGGGACTTTCAAGCGAGCAATCTTATCAAGGGTGAAGTTCGAGGGATAAAAGTAACCATCGGCAAGATTAAGACACTGTTAAAAGAACTTTTTCTTAAAGCTAAGACTGATAAGGTAGAAATTAAAACGATTATCATTTATCGTGACACCGAACGGATTGAAACAAGCAAACAGCGGGAACAGAGCCGAGAGGGAATCATTCCTTATTCAACCGGTAACTTAATCACCGTTAATGGAAAAAAAATAACTTACGAGACTTGGGGAGTAACTCATTTTAAAGCACTCGGGCGCGATCTCAGTAAACGACTTGAAAAATTTAAGATCACAAAAGCCAAGTCTTTTGATAATCCCCAAGAACTGTTAGATGGTTTTATGAAAGAAGGATATCTTGAACACGTTCGGTTAATGGGATTTCCCTATGAATTAAAACGTCATCAGATCAGTTTTAATGACATCGTGTCAGGGAAAATGATTCTAAGAGACGATGATAATTACGTTGAATACGAGATTAAAACTAATTCAATCGAGATTGAAAAGCTTAACAAAGAACTCAAAGACATCAAAGAAACGAATGATACCGATGCTGATGATTTATCAAAAATTTATTATGAAACCAAAAAAGAAATGCTTCCGCCCAGAAACTTTAAGGTGATCTTAAAGATGGAAGGGGGAGCGATTGTACCGGGTGCAATCAAAATTTCCAATGAACGGGTTTGGATTTACTAGGGAATAGAAAAGATCTTTATTCATTGAAAGAGTAACTTAAACGGTGATCAAACAATGCGGTTCAAGAATTTTCTCACTGAAATAAAAAAGGAAAAAATATTACCGATTGATAAGATCGCGTTGATATTGTTTAAAGAAAAAGCGGGAATTGTTAAAGACACAAAACGAGATTCAACTGAAGTTTTTATCGGTGTTGCCAACACGGTCAGTCTTATCAAGGGGTTTAATGATAAGAATTTACGGCTTACCTTTGATAATAGCACCGATTCAGGTGAGTTTGAGATTGATTCATTGGTACCCCTTAAGATTCTTAAAGGGAGTGACATTGATAAGAAGATCAGACGGCTCATAAAGATTCATGAAATCAAATCAAAGAAAAAGATTGGTTATATCGTTAAGGGCGAAGGAACATACGTGCGAGAATTGCATCTTGGAAAAAAGATCGGTGATTCAACCGTCGCGTTCATCGAAGCCATCGTTGAACTCTTTCAAGCAGCTGTTTCTCCTTCCACAGAAAAAGATGCTAAAGATAAAACAGTTCCTGTTAAAAAAGCCACGGTGTCAAAGCTTCACCCTGAACACCCCAAGAAAGATTCACTCTCTCACAAAGAATCATCTTTACCCCCTAAAAAAGAAGAAAAGCTAAATGGCAATTAATCCTCTGACAGGTGATGATTATACCACCAATGAACTTAATTCATATTACACGGTAGATACTGGGAATGGTCCCGAAGCATTAAATGATGCTATCGACTCGTTCGTAGAACAAAACATTTCACCCGAAAACTTGTTTGACTTTCAAAGCATGAAAAGTGCTGTGGCGATCGCCACAGACGCGATTACACCGTTGGGAAATGATGGAGAATGGGAAGCTATTCATTACGCGAATGATCTTAACGCTCACCACGGAAAGTTTAAGTTTCTATTCAAAGTAAAGTTCTTAGGCTTTCCGGGAAGCAAAGATTTTTATTACTATGTTTCTCGGTGTGATAAACCAAAGATTCGGTTTGTTCATCAAGAAGTTAATTATTACAATTTTAGAAGCAAAGTTCTTACAAATGTTACTTATGAACCGCTTTCGATTAGCTTTTTGGATGAAATTGGAAACAGTGTCTTTAAATTTGTTACCGCTTACATCAAACAACGATCAGGCCAGGGATCGGGTAATTATGGAATCAATGAAGGGTTTGGGACTGCTTCATCATCAAAACCATACACCTATGGTTATACACAAGATCATGGTCAACAAATTGTGATTGAACAGGTGTTTGCAAACGGAACATTGGCTAACAGATTTTATTTTGCA